CGGAATTGGTAGACGCAGCGGATTCAAAATCCGCCGCCCTTAAAAGCGTATGGGTTCGAGTCCCATCTTCGGCACCAAAAGTCCTAATCACTTTGATTCACTTCCCTTAATATCCTTTCATAAGTATTCTTTTTGACCTATAATAAACCCAAGAATTATGCGGGTTTCGAGTTTGGGGCACCTATCACTTGATATCACTCTTAGGCACTTTGTGTAACACTTTTTGCACCCCAAAATTACCCCTTTTTTTGACTTTGCACCCTAAATTGCACCCTTTTTTTATAATTTTTGAGGTGTGCAATTTTACAAGTTGAGCACCCTTAAAATGTATACTTCAAATGAAATTGACGATGCCATTGGTAAAGGTATCAGTCAGCGCCTTTCCTTTGGAAAAGGTCTATACCTGCGTATCAGTCCAGCTGGAACAGCCACATGGACTATCAAAATCAAAAAGAAGGGCAGATACTTTAACTACTCTGCTGGCCACTATCCAGAGCTTTCATTAAAACAGGCAAGAGAAATTGTAGAGGCATTTTCTCAGCAGATAAGTCTGCGTATTGAGAAAGCTGCCGATTTTTATACTCTGAATGATGCATACAAAGACTGGTCGAAAAAACAGAGAGAAGCATGCCGTTCTTTTCCCAGCATGGCCATTCGTATAGAAAGACATCTGCTGCCGAAACTCGGTAAATGGCAGATGAAAGATCTTACTGCTCCTGATGTGATTAAAGTCCTTGATCCATTATACAGGGCAGGGAAATTCGAGACGATTAAAAAGCTGTGTAACTATATTAAGTCTATTGCCATATTCACACAGAATACAGGCAGGGCAGAAATGCACGATTTAACCCATATCCGTGAAAATTACTATCTTAAAAACAGTAACAATCATATGGCAGCAGTTTCTCCTGCAGAACTACCATCCTTATTTTATGCACTGGAATCACAGCCTAGAATCTACGGTGTGATTTGGGCTGCAATGATGACTCAGTTTTATACACTCTCTCGCCCAGGAGAAATCGCATTAATGAAATGGGAATGGGTTGATTTTGACAACCGAGTTATAAATTTCCCTGCAGAGATCATGAAAACCAAAAGACCTCATACGGTTCCAATGTCCAAGCAGCTATTTATTCTTCTGCAGAATCAGCCGAAGATCTACGAATATGTATTTGTCAGTGAGCGCGGAGCTAGAAAGGGGCAGCCAATCAACAAGGAATCTGTAAGATTAATGTTCTCCAAAGCCGGACTTAGTGGAACACAGACAGCCCATGGAATCAGATCAATCGGATCAACATGGTTTGCCATTAACAATTATCCAGTAGATTTATCCGAAGCCTGTCTTTCTCATGTAACCGAATCAGCAGTCAGAAGAGCATATCAGCGTTCTGATCTTCTGGAGAAGAGAAGACCACTGATGCAGGACTGGTGTGATTATGTTGATCAGTGCAGGGCAGAGGCTCATAAAAAGATTAAAAAAGAGCTTATCAGTGTAAAATAATAAGATTCATAATAAATAAAGTTTTATCAGGAGCTAAAATGGCTATCTCTTTAGGTGAAAAATTGTTGGAAAAGGCAAAGGAAGCATTTCTTCTTTCCATCGAGATATATAATAAGCCAACAATCAAATATCGAGTTGAAGGTTTTACATTCTTTATCTGTAATGCTTGGGAGTTAATGCTTAAATCTTATTTAATAAAAAGAGATGGTGAAGAAAGCATTTTCTATAAAGACAATAAGGAACGTTCAATTTCACTGGAAGTCTGTATAAAAACTTTGTTTACTAATAATAAGATCCTCTACGAAAGAATCTTGAAGCAATAGTTCAATTAAGAAATCAAAGTACTCATCTTGTAACAGAAGAATATGAACTTATATATGTATCTATTTTTCAGGCATGCGTGTTTAATTTTGTTGAAAAAATAAAGGAATTTCATAATTTTGATGTTTCTGAACTTATTCCTCAAAATTTTTTGAATCTTGTTACAAGTATTAATGATTTGTCAGAAGAAACAATTAGAGCAAAATATCCGTCAAAAATCTCAGACAAAATAATTAGTTTAAGCTCTAATCTGTCACCTATGGTCGCAGAGAATAATAATAAATTTGCTATAAAGATTATTACAGAAAATTATCTAACCAAGAATCCAAATAAGGCCACAAATAACATCCGTATTGTTAAGGATGATGCTGAAGCTGAACCTGTAAAGATCATAAAACAACTTCAAGATCCAAATGAAACACATAAATATCCAATGAAGCGATTAAACAAAGAAGTTGAAAGAAAACTAAAACAAAGTGGAATTGATTTTAAAATGAATCAACATGTATTCAGTTTATTTAATAAGGCGTTTGATTTAAAGAATGATACTACCATGTGTTACGTATACAAGGGATACGCTCAGCCAAGTTATACATACTCACAAAAGGCAATAGACTTCATTGTTGCAGAAATAAAAAAAGATCCTCAAAACATAATTGAGAATCTTAAAAAGAAAATTTCATTTTTAAGTCAACCCCAGGGGCAAAGGAAATTCTAAAGCATCACGCTCTACTCCTATTCAGGAACCCAGCCATACTCCTTCACGAGTTGACACTTACATTATAGTTTATATTGTTAAATATTTAAAGACATGATTTTGAGGGATGTCTAAATAAAAAAAATAAAATGTAAGCCGTACCTCACCTGATACGGCTTTATTTGGGATCTTCGTCAACCTGACAGAATTAGACAGCAGTATCCATCTGATTCAGAATTTTCTTCACCTCGTTTTCACCGATTTTTGAAGAAACCTCAAGATTACACCACAGCATTTCAAGAGTCTCCTTAAGCTCCTGCATCTGTTTCATAATTTCACGAAGTCTTTCGTAGTTAACCTTAAAACCTGCTCTATTGGAATTAAGCCAGGATAAGGTTTTAAGTGCACAGTTAAGATTATCTTCATTGAGAGTAACAGCAGATGAGCGCTTGTTTTCCTGTAGTCCCCTCTGATAGGCCTGTTCTAAAAGCTGACTGGTCTTTTTCTCCTGGATCTGCTCTCGCATTTCAAAGAAGGCTTTAACCAGGGCAATTTTAAATTTTCTTACCTTGTCAGAGTTTCTCATGTAGGTAATCAGTAGGGTAGCCTGTTGTTCATTGAGGATAGCGATTTCTTTATCTCGCTGTGCTCCTTTTCCAGCAGTTATCATCTTCGTTTTAAACGAACTTGATCCAAACTCATTTAAATCAGCTTCGTACTTTTTTGCCAAAGCGAGTACATCCTTGTGCTCCTTATCAAGAGCTGTGGCTATTACCTCAGAAGTTGTTACTGGGATTGTTTGGTCTTCAGACATGAAAACTAAAGATGTGTTAGACATGATGTGTCTCCTATTTCAATATTTTTCAATTCAGCCCCTTTTTCAGAAGGGCGGTGGTGCTGAAAAACCCGGAAATAGACGGGCGGTGCTTATTCTATATATTCACACCACACCACCATAGAGCTTTAAACACAACTACGCAACTGTGAGTAACAGCTACGCAACTATGTAAAATAAATTCTTGGTGGGATTATTTAGATCCTTGCTATTTCTTCGTGTTTTTCAGGCACGGTGGATTGCTCCACTGATTTAAGTTTATAGCAAGGATAGGGTGTTGTCAAATGAGGAGATTAACCTCCAATTATTTCCATAATTTCTAAGATGTAACACTCATAATCAGGTGCTCCCCAAGCTTTCTTACCGATTCCTCTTTTCAGAAAAACTTTACACGTTAGAGAAGGACAATTGCTGGAATAACCAGCTCTAAGCTTTATGTAGAACTCTTTTGCAAAATACTTGTCCAGTCTGGCACGGTAGTAAGGAGAACGGTCTCGATATTCTTCTTTCTTTTCACCTGAAGCAATCATGTCAAACCATTTTCTTTTTATTGGGAGTGTTAGCATTCTTCGATCCTGTCTAAAATGATTTGTATATCTTTATGTCTATTAACAACTTTTAAATCTCGATATACTTCCAAAATTTGATTGATTAACTGTCTGTCTTTGTAGGCTCGAACGCTTGCATCATAAAGAGGAGAATTCTTTCCTGTGATTTTTACTGTTTTTCTTAGGTCTGCTTCTAATACTTTTCCTGCCTTAAGCAAATCATCTATACGCTCTTTAGAAATCATTCTTCCACCTTTACAACGTTACATCTAACATAATGCTGAATTGCAGCACGTAGCTTTTCTCGTTGTATAAAAGTTATAAACTCTTGCTCATACAAGAAATCTGTATATTGACAAGCGTTTCCTGCAACAGTTAAATAACAAAGATCTTTAAATCTATAACCGTGTTTTTTTACTTGCTCTAAAAGGTTAGAATCTTTTATGTTTTCAAAGTCAATTGCAAACAATGTTTTGTTCATTCTTCCACTCCGAAAGGTTGCCATGTCTTAGTGTTATCGTTATAAACTTCATAACTGTTATAAAAAATAGCTGGTGAATACTCTAAAATTCCAAACTGGATAAAAGTCAATTTATTACCATTTTCTATGTATCCTGTAAGAACTACTGTTCGTTTCTCTTTTTGTGTGAATTTATCTCTTAACACAATTGATTGACCTAGCTCTAGCTCTAAAGTAGTAAAAAATTCATCAATGTTCTTAAAGGGTCTGTATTTCTTTTCTTTAACCTCTATAACCTTATCTGCTGGGAGGCACAATCCCCAACATGAATCAGTTGTATTACAAAAAATATTTTGAACATAATTTTCTCCCGGATTTAATACATCTTGTAACATAGACATTTTATTTTTATTTACTTTCTCTTTTAGGGTGTCTAATTTGTCTGCAAAATAACAATATTTCCCTATATATTGCTTTGCATCTTCTGCATTACTCCATGAGTAAATATCTTTCATATCAAATGTTTTCATTTTTCCTTAACCTCTCCAGTATTCCTTCACCGTAACAGTTCCATGTTCCAGTCTGAAATCAGATACAGCCTTAAGCTTAACTGGTTTCATATGATGGTTGGTTCTTTCTCTATGATGTCTCTTATAAATCAGCGTATCATCAAGACAGCTGTTAATCTGTTTTCTCCTTGGAGTTGTCAGAATCTGCTGCAAGGGCATTCCCTGTCTTTTTCGCTGATAATAAACACTCTCGGTCAACCCGTAGTGGAGGTACATTTCACGTACCCCATTAAATTCATTGCCTTCGTGATCAGTGATCATGATTTTCCTCCGGCATAAACCTGATTACTTTGAGTTCCTGGATAACCTCATTATCCAGCATGAATTTAAGCTCTCTGAGTTCCTGAATAACTTCATTCAGAATAAAAGCACCAATTCCTACACCAACTCCTATAAATGACAGTGCTGCAAAAATCAGAATATCTAGCATTTCTTTAATTTTCCTTTTATCTTGCTCTAAATATATAAATCTTTCTCTTCCGTATATCCGGCATCAAGAGCCTTTCCATGCAATTCCTTAAGAAGAGCCTCGGCACGTTCTGCAGCTTCCAGAAGACATTCCTTTGAACGCTCATAGGTTGCTAACTGTGCAACCTCTCTGTAGTCCTCGATATAGTCCTTAAGGGCCTGCTCTACAACGAAATACTGAGCTGAATCTATTTCTATCTGCATAATCTTTTCTCCAAAAAGGGCAGGACTAAGTGAACGAACTACGGTATACACTAAATGAACTCAGTCCCACCAACAGAGAGTTACGTGATGCGTCCCATGTCTCTCTGAAGAAGTTTTAAAGTGTATGTAACCGGTATGTAACCAGTATGTAACTGAGATGCTTTCAAAAAGGGTAGGGCAGGAGCGCCCTACCAAAGTCATGAACACATCTATGAATCGATGATTAAATGTTGCTTTTCTCTCTGAATTTGATTGCTGCCAGCTCAGCATTTCGCATGGCTTCATTAAAGGCCCGCTGTTGCCGTTCCTTCTCATTCTGTCTGTTCTGCAGTTTCATAAGTCTTTCTTCTTCGAGTGCCTGAAGCTTTGCTGCAGACTGTATTCTTGCTTCCTCTCGGAGTCTTTCTTCTGTTTCCTTAAGCCACTGCAAGATCTGAATCTTGAAGTAGTAAACTCTTCCGCCTCGTTTATGAGGAAAAGGCAGAGGGAAATCAGGAGTATTGTTGATGAATTTCTTAAATCCGTTAGGGGATGTGAAATTCAGCATTTTCATCACTGTTGTTCTGGTAATTAACTCATAGGTATTTAGTGTCTCGGGGGCGTCAGTCATTTTTATTACCTATCCGTGTTCAATGGTTCTTGTTTCTATCAGTAAGTATTCAGTTAAGATTAAGCCTATGCATACAGTAGAGTTTGTCTTTATTGGCTCTTATCCAGTCATATACCTTGTAGGTGGTATAGACCATTTCATTGGCATATTTGACCGCTCTAGGAAAATCATCAGGCTTTCTGTCATCGGGATTAAATCCCAGCATGAGATTAACTTCGCTGACCTTAAGTACACGTCTTGTTTTGTACTTCTCAAAAAGAACCCGATTGATGCTTCCAATTCTTCCGGAAAGAGCTGCTCCTTTATGCTCTGACTTCCCTGTATTATCAGTGTGGCCAACATTTGCGATTTTTTCTGACTGCTGTGTAACCGCATCAGATTGCGCCTTAGCAAGTGCTCGAACACTGTCGATTTTTTGCATTTTTTTCAGACGGGCGTTCTGACTTGCTACAGCATGCCCTTTTTCTCTTCCTCTTCTTTTATGCTCTTCCTCAGAAAGATAAACCGGTTCAGCGGCAGTTCCGGATTCAAGTTCTCGGGTAATATGAATAGGTTTTGTACCAAAGCCAGGAGTAGGATTAAGATAAGCTTTCTTCATATCTTTAAGCTTGGTATGTTTTACTTCCTGTCTGATATCCCATTCAATCTGAGCGCATTCCTGAGCAGACTCTTTATCAAGGCCGTACTCTCGCTGATAGATCTCTATGTTTGTTTTTATAAATTCCTCATAAGGAGTATTCTTTGGGAGAATCATTCTTTATCCTTATTTTTAGCTTTCTTGTGTCTGGAGTTTTCAATCCTTACAATTGCTTCTTTTAACTGCGCATGAGTAATGGCCGTGCGAGTGGTCTCACTGTTACTGTATCTCATGTGCATCTGATTTAGTCTCGCATTGGTTGATCTCTTGATTAAGGCAAGATTTTCGAGCGCGTAGTTATCCTTATTGCCGTCAAGAAAGATCACAATACAGTCTTTGGGAATTGGTCCATGAGCTTTAATCCAAGTTTCATGGTGACAGGCAATCCATCTTTCCTTTTTGGTTTTGCCTGTCATTGAATACTTACGGTACCAGTAGCCATCCTTATGATCTTTTTTTAAGGAGTTAAGAGGCATGGTATTATGTGGCTGGTGTCCACCAGCATACCAGGTATTAGAGTTCTGCATCTTTTCGTATGTCTGTGCTGATACCTTCTTTCCTTTGTTAGAAGGAATAGATCCTTTCTCAAATTGCCCTGTAAATCCACATTTAAAGCCATAACGTTTTTTTACTCCTGCTATCTGTTTTGCAGTCTTTTCAACTCCAAAGTGTTCATTAAACATCTTGGTAAGCTCTTTTGTGTGTTTTCCCCATGCATTCTCTCTAAGAAAATCAATCATCTCCGGTGAATATTTGAAGCCGTACTTTGAGAGATTCATCTTTCGCTCTCACTTACTGCTATTTGCAGCTTAAAAATTCAGGCATCTCTTTATTGTTTCTACCTGATACGTTCATCATCTTCATGGCATTAAGTACAGTCTGTGCGTTGTTGATGATTACAGAAGAAACATCAACCACAGCCTTGGCTCTTTTGAGTTCCTTATCCAGAGCTTCACCGTCAATCTCTTCATCTGTAATACGCTCAAGTGTTTGAAAGAGCTTGGTGTTTAATTCATTCAGTGTTTTCATAATCTGTCCTGTTATTTTTCATTAAAAATACTTTATTAAAATTTCGATACCTATCAGATAGAACATGGCTATAAGCGCCGCCCATACAAAGTTTTTCAATATCTTTTCTCATTCTTGAATATCAAACCTAATAACTTATAAATCCCAATAGTTCGTCAAATATCTCAGGCAGCCACTCCCAATAGATCAGTACGGCACAGTACAGGATAATAAAGAGCGCGCTCAGTACATCATCAGTAATCTGTTTCATGGCTGCATCCTCGGTCTTAAAAGGGTAAGTCTTCAGGGTTGTAGTCTTCATCTTCTGCTGCAGTAGTTTCTGCCACTTCTGTTACTGGTTTAGCTTCAGTGGTTGAGTTCTTGCTGTTCTGCTGTGCTGAAGATTTATCTTCTGAGTTTTTAGCCTTGGTCATATCTGGAAAACGCCTTGCCATTTCCTCATTGATGAAAGAGAGGATGATAATGCCGTCCTGAGAAGTGATCTTGTCGCCGTATTTCTTAACAGCCTTACGGATATCCTGGTATTTCTCATCAGTCATACTCTGTCTGCACTTGTCAAAGGCAATCAGAGCATCACGGAAGGCTTCAACAGCGTAGTTATTGGATAGTTTCTGTACTACTGGAGACAGCAGAGGGGCACAGCCGTTATATCCAAGAGGACCTACAGCCCATGACATAATCTGTCTATCTGTTACAGATGGATTGCATTTAGGATCAGCCATTAACTGGTAATATCTTGCACAAGCCGCATCATGAAAAACCTGTTCATTTAGATCAAGCAGTTTAGAGTTGCACATGAACTTTCTTGGATTCTGACTGAGTTCTCTTAATAGAGTTACGCTTCTCTGCTCAGCGATATTCAGCAGATTCTTGGCATACAGATTTACTCTTTCCGGAATAGGGGCAGACTCGTCTTTCTTGTCAGAAGACTTGGTTTTCTTAGAATCTTCCCAGTCCTTTATAGTCTGTTCTACAGTTTTTTCTGCAGATTCCTTTTTCTCAGAAGGTGCTACTTCCTCAGATTTCTCCTCAGAAGTAGCTTTTGCTTGCTGTAGTTTTTCTACGTTAGTGTTATTTGGGGAATCTGTAACCAGCTCAACCTTATCGTCATTAACATTCTCTGCAGGAGCGGTCTTAGCTTCTTCCTCGGCTGTTTCTGCAGGTTCTGTTGTCTCGTCTTTTGCAGCTTTATCTTCAGCCTGAACGCTTTCTTCTTTTTGATCCTCTTTGCTTACGGTAGAGGATGGAGATTCAAGTTCCTTTTCAAGCTTGGCAATAAGCTTTTCTCTGAGTAGTGATTCCAGCAGAGAGAACTGAGTATTGAAATCAGACTGCAGATCATTCTGCTGCTTAACCTTATCAGCATTCAGTTCAAGCTTATCAGCACTAAAGAATTCACGAGCAACAGCACGAGCGCGCTCAACCTTATAGGAGAAGTCCTTTAAAGCTGAATATTTGGTTACGAGCTCGTCTGTCTGAGCGTCTGGAACTTTGATTGAGAGTGAGAGAGTCATATACACCTCTTAAACTTTATATGGTAATCCTAACTTTTTTAAGTTTAACCTTTAATGTGTATTATAGGTAAACCTTAGCTAAATGCAATAGGATAACCTAAAAAATTTAAGAAGATCACATTAATCTTTTAGGCATGTTTATAAAAATGGGGATTTTATTAGGAAATATATGAGGTTAGAAATTTTGAAAAAAAAATTAGAAATTTTGTTTCAAAATATAAATTTTGAGTTGACATGGCAACAACTACCATGGCAATTTATACTTTTTTATACTTAATCTACTATAGTGAACAGAAGATTACTCAAAAGGTTTTGCTCCGATGCGGGCAACCACACGTCCTATCAGCTTGATATTATTAAGCTGTTCTCCTCTGATAACATCCTCACCAAAGTTCTTATTCTCACTACGGATAATCAGACTGCCGTCCATCTTCCTGAACAATCTCTTGATTCGTGGCAGACCTTCCACACTGATTGCGTAGATCTTTCCATCCTTTATGTAGCGGAGATCATTCTGAGTGGTATCAACAATTACATATTCGCCCTCATAAATCAGAGGTTGCATACTTTCGCCTTCCACTGGGAAGCATGTACACTTTGCAGCATTCAGATGATGAGCATCAAAGAAGGTTCGTCTTAATCGAATCAGTTCTCCTGATGTCTCCTCTTCGATGGTTGGTTCTGCTCCATATCCAGCCTGAAATACAACCCTGCTTAAATAGACATGTACATACTCCTCACTGTTCTTATCGATTACAGTAGGTGCAGTTTCAGGAGAGCCATTACCTGTGATTAACCAGTCAATATTTACATTTAATTTTTTAGCTATATTCAAAGCTACGTCAGCTCTCAGACCTCTGGTATTTCCCTCCTCCCAGTCTTTTACAGATGGAGCTTTTACACCTGCAGCTCTGGCTAGTTTTGACTGTGACATATTCCTATTTGAATAAAGCCACTTAATGCGATCAGAAAGTAATTCCATCCCAGCCATAGTTATTCTCCTCTTTCTTTTTGTTAGGTGATCCTATCAAATATTAATTTAGAAGAGCCTTGCAAAAATATACAAGGTTTACCTATACTATATATAAAAATGTAAAGGAGAGCCTTTAATGAACCCTTATATTAAGCAACTTATTGAAACAAAAGGAAAACTAAAGAACTCAACTAAGGAATTCGCTCAAATCCTTATTACTGAGTTGGGTGGTTTATCCGCTGTAGCAAAACTTTTAGATATGAAGGTTCCTTCTGTTATTGACTGGAAAAAGAATGGAGTTCCAGGAGGCAGAATTGCATACCTTCAGATTGTTAAACCCGATTTAATGTGCTGGAAGCAATTAGAAGAAAAATAAATATTACATAAGGATCAAGAATGAGCACTCTGAGTAATTCAACGCCAACCTATATACCGGAAGACTTCTTTTTTGTCAGTGCCACGGCAAATGCCCGCTTAGTGCTGATGTTTCTCTCAACCTTTAAGGATGGATTCTTCTCAACAATTCAGAATCTATGCCTTATGACTAATCTATCCCGTAAGACCGTAGACAGAGCTCTAAAAGATCTCTTTGCCAAAGGTCTTATCTATCTGGATAACTCTGAGCGCGATAATGTAATCAGAATTCTTCCTGATGCGATAAAAAGAAATGCTGCTTCCAACAGAGCAAAAGAACAGCCTCATTTGCTTCCAAAAAATAAGAAAGCAAAAACAGGATCAACTAAAAAATTTTTGTCTGCAGTTTCATCAAAAGATATGGACAAAATGACCAATTCAGAAAATTCAGAAACTGGTCAAAATGTCCAATCCGATTGGTCAAAATGTCCAATTACTAAAAGAGATACAAATATATATACAAATATAAATATATATAAAGATCTCAGTACTATTAAAACTATTGGCGATGAAAAAAAATTTGAGCGCGATTGTGGTTCTGATCATATACATATTTCTGAAAAGGAAAAATCAGAAAAGCAGGTCTTATGTTCTCAGAGTAAAAATCAGAATCCTAGAAGTGTAACTGTTAGACAATTTGTCCTGGGATATGAAGTCTTAGTTACTTATGATGAAAACGGTGAGGTTGACGATGCTCACTTCATTGATGGTGATGTACTGGACAGAAGACCTTCTGAGGATAAGATCCAGCAGAATATGCAGGAAGCCAATCATACTGATGCGTTAGAGCAGACCCTTCGTCATATCATCACTACAACCTTCATGTTATCCAAAGATGAAGCAGAACAGCTTCTAGGCCGTATGAGAAAATACTACGCTAAATCCGGCACATGGAGATTTAAGCGTGGTAATTCCAAGAAGGTTGTTATCTCAGAGAAGATGCTTAAGAGCATTGTCAGCACATGGATCAAAAACGACCAGAGACAGAAACAGAAAGTCTATGGTGCCGTAAATTCAGGCAGCAATCAGAATCACGTCTTCATCAGGGGGACTGACAGTGTTACTCCAAGAAAACCCGTAGGTTATACAACAAACAGTTCTCCTGATGCTCTTTCTCATATTACCGATGCTCAGCTTAGAGATAGCGCATATATGGCTCATCTAATCAATACCTACGGTCAAGAAGCCGTTACCAGAGCAATATTCGGAGGAATGAATTAAACATAATGGCTAACTACAAGAACAGTAAAAATCCACAGACTGCTGCTCCCAAATATTTACCGCTTCCTTTCTGTTTTTCAGAAGATCACACGGTAGGCTGGTTCTTCAGGGAGAAAAGACCTAATGAGAAGACTGCAGAGTTTGTCATTGTAGACCTGGAAACTACAGGACTTAATATTGCCAAGGATGAGGTGATTGAAGTTGCTCTGCTCAGAGCCACATACTCCATGGAGAGCTTTGATATTCTTGCAATCACCAAAGTATATGACGGCCTTAGAGAACCATCTGCGCCTTTGAGTGAAAAGATTGTAGAATTAACCGGTCTGACTGATGAAAAGCTTGTTGGCCACACCATAGATTTTCAGAAGATTTTTGAAATACTTAAAGGCGTTAATCTGATTATTTCTCATAATGCGTCCTTTGACAGGCCATTTTTTGAGAAGCTTATGGAAGGGCATATCGATTCCAGATTCTACTGGGGCTGTTCTATCGAAGGCATATCATGGAAGCTTGGCCACAGGAAAGAAAGCACTGCTCTGGTTAATCTGCTACACTCCTGCGGTTATGACTATGATGCCCATAGAGCACTTAACGATGTTTATGCGCTGGCCACACTGCTGATTCATGAGAAGGTAATCAAAGAACTTATCCTGAATACCCGCAGAGGCTATCAGATTGTAAGTATCCGAAATGCTGAAAGTCTCTCCTATGACGAATTAAGAAAGCTTCGTTTTATGTACTGCTCAGAGCAGAATAAATACTACAAGACGATTCATGGTACCCAGCTTAATTTCTATCTTAACGGAATCAGTAAGCTCGGTATCCCAAGAGAATTTGTTGAAGTTAAATCAGTAAGCGGACTTAATGCTTTTAGAATGATGTAAATATTTAAACAAGAAGGCAGATATGATAACCAGTCTAATAAAAAGCTCAATTGAAGATGGTTATAGTGCACCCTTTATCTCTCTTCTTCGCAATTATGGTTTATGGGCCCGCTACTTCGGTTGCGTGGGATACAAAACACATGGAAGCTCCTCAGAAAGTTATATCATTGACGATGAGAGCGCGTTGATAATAGACGGCGCATTCGGCCATTTAAAACAGACAAGACCAAATATATTTCTACTGGTAAGAATGTATTACATTAACGGCTGGGATGAATATGACATCCTTTCCGTAATCAGAGAAAAGCCAGGCAGAAAACCAAAAGTTAAAAAACGCAGAAATTTCTTCGCAGTCAAATCCAATGAGCAGGGCTGTTTAAACTACCTTAACGCTCAGGCTGTAAGAGAGCTGATTATTCGAGGTGAAAAACTAATCTTTGACTACCTGCAGGAGCGCGCCAATGGTTAGTTTTAAATACCAGGGGAAAGTATATAGGTCTCTCAAAGAATGCTGCCAAGATTTACATATCTCCTACTCAAAGGTCAGACGTTTAACCAGGCATTATGTTCGTGCTCATGATGATCCGCTTCTCGCTGTGAAGTGGGTTACTGGAGAGGAATATATCGCCTATAACGAACAGAAGACTGAAGCTTATTACAAGGATATGGAGCTTGCAGCTGAAAGGCAGATGAAATTCAGGGATAACTGCAGGGAGAAATTGAAGGCGATATTTGAGCCGACTTAAGAGGTGTATAGGAATGAAAAGAGACTGGAACGAGATTAAAGAAATACTTGAAGCTATTGAGGAAGATCGCTTTGCTGAATACATCGGGAAAAACGGTGAATTTTTTGATGATTCAATGATGACTCCCGGAAGAAAAAGACAGAAGCTTGAAGAACTGGGGGCTGAACGCAGAGATATAATCCTAGGTCACATTGAACTCTTAGTGGATGCAGGTATTATTAAGGGGATTAAAATTGATTACTTCACTTCAGGTTCCATAGCCGGTCTAACAAAGCTAAGGCCTCGTATAACTATGGAAGGTTATGATTTGCTGCAATACCTGCGCTCTTCAAAATTCCGGAAAGCTTTAACAGAATACTGCGGAAAAATAGGAACTGAGCTTACACTGGATGTTCTAAAATGCTCCATTCCAGTAATTCTGAAAATGCTTGGAGGATAGTAATTTGCAAATCAAGCTTTTTTATACTAACATTACAGACGAGCCTCAAAACTCACAACTATCAGCGCAGGGTCATTGCGTCAAAACATGACCGTTTCATAATCCGACATAATTAAGCTGTATGCTTAGGCATACGGCCACAAGCTATGTCGGGAGTTGGATAATACAATAGCCTTCGTGGTGAATATTCCAGCTGTGTCTGATAGTGCAGTTTTGAGCTCCCGACGCCCATCAAAAGGCATTCATCAAAAAAATAACTATCAGGAGACATATTATGTCGAACACATCTTTAGTATTCCTCTCAGAGGATCAATCTTTCCCTGTAACCACATCTGAAGTAATAGCTACTGCTCTGGATAAAAGAGCGACTGACGTATTAGAACTTGCAAAGAAGTACAAAGAGAATTTAGCCAAGTTCGGTGTAGTTCCGTTTAAAACGGAGCTACAAAACAGAGGTAATAGAAACGGTACTCAAGAAAAAGAAGTTGCTATCCTTAATGAACAGCAGGCTTATTTCCTTGTTACTCTGATGAGAAATTCAGAAAAGGTCATTAAATTTAAGCTGGCTCTGGTTAAAGCTTTCTTTGAAATGCGAGAGCAGATTCAGGAGAAAAAGACCAGTCAGCTTTTAGAACAGGCCTATCAGAGAGGACTACTGGAAAACAAGCGTTCAAGTTCTGTTACTCTCAATGAAGACAACCTTAATTGTGCACTTAAAACCTTATCCTGGCTTAATTCCAATAGAGCGGATTTTAAAGCTAACTACGAAAGACTTCGTGAAATTATGAAACAGATGCAGGAGCTTAAGGAGACTCTTGAAATGCTGTGGTGTAATCTTGAGGTTTCTTCAAAAATCGGTGAAAACGAGCTTAAGAAGATTCTTAAACAGATGGAATCGGTAGCTTAGAGCGCGGTGGTATAAAACAGGGGGATATATTCTCCCTGTTATGAAATACATCCAATTTTAAAAAATGTGATAAGATCCACGCTCTCTCGTGATACTATACTGAATATAAAAGCTTGGAGAATTAAGTTTATGCTGTCGTTTGAAAAAATAATGAATAACACTGTGGGCGTCTTTGGTGCTCAACAGGAATATTTTGAGGATGCATGTAGAGAACATGACGAACTTAAGAAACAGTTAGAGTCCAAATCAGAGATTGAACAGCAAAAGGGAATTGGATTACTGTTTGAGGAAGTTGGTGGTTATATGCGTCAAGCTATAGCTCAGATTGATAGCGAATTGAGAACCAAATGATAAACAAAAAAGTTGAAACAAGATCTCAAGCTGTAGTAACTCAGACTTATATAAGTCCTCTCCCTCCTGCATCAGAAGCTGAGAAATACGAAAAACTATTAAAGGGCTCAGTCGACAGAATCTTTACAATGGCTGAAGAACAGCAGAAAAAGAACTATCAGAGAGATTTTACTTTACTGGCTAACGATGAGCTCAAAATTAAAAAGAGCTATCAGGTTGCAATGGTTGCAATGGCTTTTGCTTTTACTTTGTGCGGCATTTCTGTTGCGGTCGGAGCTTGGCTTGTCGCATCTGGTCATGAAGTCTGGGGAACAATATTCAGTGCTCCATGTTTTATTGCAATTCTCAGATATTTTTTAGGTTCTCAGAAAAAATCTTAAATAAAGCTTACGTACAATATCTTTTGTTTAATTTTGTGAGTTTGATCTTGTTTTTATATAAAAAAGATCGTTAAAAGATCGTTTTTTCAAAATATACTTAGAAACAATACAATGAAGAATTGTTTCTAAATGTGCATAAAATACCTATAAGCAAGGGCCCTGTCATCTGACGGGGCTTTTTTATTTCTATTGCGTATGTGAGGTCCCGTGATGTCGTGGTGGGAAGATCAATTACAGCATACACAGCAGTCGCCTTGGGTGATTTCTGCGTTTACAGCGATAATCACGTCAATACTAACTACTTATCGGAGGAATCCGAAGATGAAGTTTATTCAGCGTGTAACCGAGGCTTTAACCTGTGCTTTATTGTCACTGGGTTTAACAAAAGCAGGTGTTCTTTATTTTGATTTAAGTCCTGATTGGGCTGTCCCTGTAGCAGTATTTGTTTCATGGATTGGAACAGATCAGATAAAGATTGTGCTGGCTAAACTTTTTGAAAAGTATATCGCTAAGAATTAAATGCCATTATCAAAGAATCACTGTCCGCTGGAGACTGTAGAGCAGCAGAGAGTAATCTTATGGGCAGACCGTCGAAAGGTGGGAGCTGATACTGTAGGCTCCTTTCTTTTCGCCATACCAAATGGCGGTTCCAGAGCTAAGACTACAGCAAGATTTTCCTCTGAAGCATTCAGAATGAAACGTGAGGGAATTCGCCCTGGTGTTCCTGATTTAATGCTTGCAGTACCTAAAAATGGACTGGCAGGGCTCTTCATTGAAATGAAAAGAGCTGTGAAATTCTTATCCAGAGTTTCTGAAGAACAGAAACAGTGGCATAAACGTCTTTCTGACATCGGCTACAAGGTCGTTGTCGCTTATGGAGCTGATGAAGCTATAAGTTCAATCTGCGAATATCTGGGGATTGAAAATGATCGCAAGTCCTAACTGTATGAAACTGATTCAGCACTTTGAATCATGTAAACTTAAAGCCTATCCTGATATTTTCGGAATCCCGACTATAGGTTGGGGACATACAAAAGACGTTAAGCTCGGAATGACCTGCACTCAGGAGCAAGCCGACAAATGGCTTCAGGACGAGATTCACTCTTTTGAATCTCAGGTACTCAAAGCACTGAATAAAGATCATATTGAAGTCAATCAGACCCAGTTTGACGCACTTGTCTGTATTGCTTATAACCTTGGAACTTATACTTTAGTTCACGGTCATCGCAACGCACCGGCTACTAAAACCGGACAGCTTTGGCAGAGCCTGAAAGATAAAAATTTTGAGAAGGCTGCTGAGAAATTCCTACTTTACACCAATAAGGGAGTTCGTGGACTGGTTATCCGCAGAACAGCTCAATCCATGCTCTTTAAAGGTCAGATGACCATTGACGAAATTCTTGACTGGGTTCGTCAGGAGCAAGCTAAAAAATAAAGATGCTCTTTATAAACAAGTGAGCGGGGTTCTTTTTGCTGGCTTTCTTGTACCACCAATTGCCGTTGACTCAGCGAAGAGAAAACCAGCTACCGATTACTCCTTATGTTTGTTTGATGTATGCTCATCAGTCATTTGATTGGTGAGCAATTTTTTTTGAGCATAAGATTTTTAGGGCGCATAGCTCCCTGTCATAGAAGAGATTTTTGAGATTTTGAGTCTCTTTAATAAGCTATGTAGGCTTAATACCTCTAGGACTACCCGTAGTCTTTTTATCATAACAGTGTCGTGCGCTGTTGGGCTAAAAGGCACGAAATACCGCTCTGGTGTACGGGGCATTTGATTGCTGTTGACTGCGCTGACGAGCGCGGCCATGGTTGGTGGTGTGCTTTGAATAGTGTGCTAGAACAATCGCAGGAATTAAGGAGAGGTTCGATTCCTCAGAGCGGTGCCAATTCTCTTTTGGGAGGCCTTATCTTATGAAATTAAAACTTGATCACCTGATTCAGGTGCATGAACGTCATTGTGAATTTCCAAGAGTTAGTTTTCCTCCTGTGTCTGATAATTACAAACGCCTTTATAAAAGAAAACCGAAACTTGAACTGGTTGAGTTGTGGAATCAGCTCTGGGCAAATCCTAATTATCCTTTCACTGCAGGTTAAATATGAATTCGATTCTTACGAAAGCTGTTATTGTCGTTGCCTGGTTTTTTCTTGGAGCCCTGGCCGGTTATTCGTATTCAGCGGATAAATATGAGCTTCAGCTTAAAGCTTTAGAGAAAGAAGCTGCAAATCTTGAGATAAAGGCAATTGAAGATCAGAGAAACAAAGAATATGAATACTATTTTCTATCCAATGAGAATGCTAAAACAGTTCAGACCAGTATTGAACAGATTACTAAAGACTTCAGTGCTGCTGTGTCTGATGGTCTCTCTTTCAGGGTGCTCAACGAGACCAGTTCAGATACCAACACGGCAGCATTGTCCTCAGATGCCTCAGCTACCAGCTCAGTACAGAAAGGTAGATGTGAATGCTCTGCAAAGGACAAAGCAAAACTTCAGCGACTATATGAACAGCAATTAGTTGTTGCTCGTGACTGTGATATCAACTCAACCTACCATAATAAGCTGATTGAGTGGTATGACATGATTTCTCAGAAGTCAAATGTAAAGGAATAAGTCAAATGAAACTTCTAACAATATGTTATACAGTAATCAAACTGGCTATTTATCCAGTCTTTTGTGCTGGCGTAAGTGTTGTGATTTATTCTTTATATAAAAACGGTCTTCCAGACCTAATTTCCTTAGCTTATTCTGGAGAAACAACTAACATTTATACTGTGCAGGTAGATTCCTTTTTGATTGTGCTATTTGTGGCATTATCATTCTTCTGTCTTGGAATTCTTGCTGTTGCTGTGTCTCGTCTTGTTTATGAATTTCTTGTTGTACGCTCTGTTCGTAAACTGTTTGACCGTATTGATAAATCTCAGAAATTCCATAAATAAGTCCGTTAATTGCAAAGCCTATTAGAAGCTCTTTAATAATTACCTGGTACAGAGGTTTAGGCTTTGTATTCTTTGCAACGACATTTAATTGATTGGATATATTCTTAAGTTCTGCTTTGATAGCAATAGGATCTAAATCTGCAAAACCAATCAGGGTTTGAGTTGATTCCTGTATTGATAACTTTTGCGTTGCATTATCAAAGTCTGTTTTGGATTTGTCGTCAAGAGATTCAACTTTTTCATAACCTTTAACAATACATTGAAAATCTTCTTTCTTTAATCGTTTTATTTCAGAACAGAGTTCATTCTGAGAATTGGTATCTAACGTATTGATGATTGAAGATAAGTATTTAGCATGTTGAGCAAACTGAACTGCTGCTTTAGCCAGGGAAGGAGAAACAAGTTCTTTTACAGCCATAGCCCATTTTATTGATGGTTCCATGGCTAAGAATGTTGTTCTGAGAATAGTTTCAAACTCCTGAGAATAAAATATCTTGTTGACTGAATAAACTGTTTTAGCGAGAGCCAGCATTGTCGGATTATATAACTTATACATGCTTTCAATAGCTTGCTGCAGGGCAGGATCAATGCTTAAAGTTAGATTGTTCTGATTCATAAACTATCCTTGTATGTAAAAAGGCCAAAGCACAGATGATTGTCGCAGATTGTCTGTGCTTTTCTTATTTTATAACTAAATATGAAAACAAGTGTAAGACCTCATCCGTGTCCTATATGTATGCGTCTGACTACAAACAAAGGCATGTGTGACGAATGCTATAACAGAAGGAAGACAAGCGGATACATAGAAACATGGAGCCGTAACCAGCAAACAACTCAGATACATCAGCAGTATTACACTGGAAGATGGAAGAAGATTCGAGCACAGGTCTTAAGTCGTGACAACTATCTTTGCCGTGAATGTTTAAAGCAGGGCAGAGCTACTACCGCTACTGAGGTTGACCACATTGTTCCTACAGCGAAAGGCGGAAGAATGTTTGACATGGAAAACCTGCAAAGTCTATGTCATGAATGTCATCGAATCAAATCAAAAGCTGACAAGGGGTAGGGGGCTTTAAATCTCTACGAATTTAAGCCAATCTACCGAGCGCCCTAAGTTTTTTTATTTTCGTGGTCAAATTAGCAAACTCTAAGAGGGGCAACCCATGGCAGAGAAAACACGTGTCAGAACACGTGCAAGAAAACAGGTTTCAGGTGCAATTCATGCAGTTGGTCAGGGCAGACCACGTAAAAACTCAGCAAAAAATTATGCAGATGAACTCATAACAGGAAAGATTATAGTTCCTGAAATTATTGCTGATGATGCTCTAGCCTGTCAGTTCTGGGAAACCTCCTCAGAAATATTAATCATAAGAAAAGTTCTGAAACCTGCACATGTTCCTCTATTAATGATGTACTGCTCTGCTGCTAGTACGTATTTTTCAACCCCAGCTCAGATTGTGGCCAAAGGTTTAGCTGAGGAAGATCTGAAAACTGGAGCTTTAAGACCAAGTATTGCAACTGTTAAACATCAGGCTTATCAGCAGATGATTAAAGCAGGTTCTCTTTTAGGTTTAGATCCGCTTTCTGAGCTGAGAACCGGTTTACTTAAGGAAGATAAGGAGAAGGATGCCATCGATGCAAGGTCTGACTTCTCGCAGTTTGATTAGAAAACTGGCTAATTTTCCTCATGTTAAAAAAGGTTATAAGTATGCTTGTGATGTAGCTGAGGGGAAGATTTCTGTTTCGGCCATTACAAAAATGGCATGTGAGAGATTCCTGAATGATTTACAAAAGCAGGAATCTGTATCGTGGCCATATTATTTTGACTGCGAACAGGGAGAGAGAATCTGCAAGTTTGCAGAGATGCTGCCTCATGTTAAAGGTAAATGGGCCAGAGCATCCATCCTTGAAAGACTTATAAACCTTGAGCCCTGGCAGTGCTTTCTCTTCATGAACGTTAACGGATGGAGAGACAAGAAAAGAAAGATCAGAAGATTTACTGAAGCCTATGTAGAGATTCCCAGAAAGAACGGTAAATCAGTTATTGCAGCTGTTATTGGTCTGTACTTCTTCCTTTGTGATAAGGAACCAGGTGCAGAAATCTACTGCGGTGCTACTACAGAAAAACAGGCTTTAGAAGTATTCAGACCTGCCCGCCGTATGTGCGAGTTAAGACAGGAAATGCGTGGACATTTCCATATCGAGGTCTACAAACAGCAGTTAAAGCTTCCTGATGAATCAATGTTTCAGCCTATTATCGGTAAGCCTGGCGATGGTTCATCTCCTCATCTTGCAATTCTTGATGAGTTCCACGAACACGCTGATTCATCTGCATATGATGCGATGCAGACAGGTATGGGCGCACGTGAACAGCCTTTACTGCTGATTATTACCACTGCCGGATTTAACTTTGAATGTCCATGTCATGATAAACATGACGAATGTATTCAGATCTTAAATGGAACAGTCGAAGATGAGCGTATGTTTGCGCTTATTTATACAATTGATCCAACAGATGATCCTTATTCAATTGAGGCTCTGAAGAAAGCTAATCCTAATTACGATGTTTCCGTAATGGAAGATTATCTTGAACGTCAGATGCAGAACGCAAAGCGTTCTCCTGCCAATCAGAATAAGTACCTGGTTAAGCATCTGAATGTATGGACAACTGCTGACAGTGCATTCTTTAACATGGTTGAATGGACGAAAGCAGCAGATACCTCGTTAAAATGCAGTCAGTTCAAAGGTACCAAGTGCATTTTTGCAGTTGACCTTGCTACAAAACTTGATCTTGTTGCCTTTGTAATCATCTTTATCAAGATGATTAACATCGATAAGCACTACTACATTTTTTCTCACTTTTATCTTCCTGAAGACACTGTAGACGATGTAGAAAATCCAAATTTCAAACTTTATCAGAAATGGATCAGAACCATGGGCTCTGATGGTGCTCCTGTCTTGACAATGACCAATGGAGCAGAAACCAGCTTTAAGTTTCTTGAAGAAGAAATTATGGATGCCTGTAGAGAATACACACCTACAGAAGTGGCTTTTGATATTTGGAACGCTCAGTCGTTAATGCAGAACTGTCAGGAACGTGGCGCTCCATGCGTTGAAGTCCCTCAGAATGCCAGAGCGCTGTCTCCTGGAATGAAGGAGCTGGAAGCTGCTCTCAAATCAGGAAGAGTTCACCATGACGGTAATCCGATTCTTGCTTGGTGTATAAGCAATGTGGTGGCTCATGAAGATAAAAACAGCAACTATAAGCCAAATAAAGAACGAAAATCCTCAAAAATTGACGGTGCTGTAGCCTCAATTATGGGTATTTCTCGTGCTTTAACCATGAAAGGAATGACAATTGCTGAAGCAATAGACCAAGGTTACGGAGTAAGAACTTTATGATTTTTGATTTTTTAAAGCGTGGAAAAACAAAAAAACGCTCAAATTCAAGCTCTGATTCTGCGCCTGTAATCTCCAGTACGGCATTTTATAACATTTTTAACGGTTATCTTGACCCAATGAGAGCAAGTACCGTTTATGCCTGTGTAAAAGTTCTTGGAGAATCAATCGCAATGCTTCCATGGGAAGTATTTAAGTATGGTTCAAATAAGAATGCCGATGGCACACCTTCGTCTTATCCCCCAAAATATGAGCAGTGGGATCATCCTTTAAATAATTGTCTGCTAAAGAAAGCAAATCCTAACCTAAGTGCAATTGCCTTTCGTATGTTTATGATGCGTTCACTGGTTTTAACCGGTGATGCCTATGCGTATGTGGTTAGAGATTCAAGAGACAGATGTGTTGAGCTGTGGGCTTTAGATCCAAGGCGAGTAGCTGTCACACTAAGAGAAGATGGAACCCTCAGATATGATGTTTCCTTCCTGAATGGAAAATATATACCTGACTGTCCAAGAGATCAGCTCTTCCATGTGCAGATTAATCCAGGTGATGAGTATGGTATGCATGGTGTTAATCCAATTGCCCTGCAGAGACGACTGCTGAATATTGATGATAATGCTATTGATTCCCTCGTTACTCAGTACAACAACGGTATCAATACCAATCTGTCAATTAGTATGCCTGACGGAGTTTTTCTTGAGGGGGACAGATTCACAAGATTACAGAAACAGATTAATAAATCTTATGCCGGAGTTAAGAACTCGGGTAAGCCTCTGTTACTTGAAGGCGGTTTAAAGGCTCAGCCTCTTGGTATCAGTAACAAAGACTCTCAGTTTTTAGAGCTTTATCAGTTTACTCAGGAGCAGATCTGCAAAATCTTTAGAGTGCCCCCTCACATGATTGGTGATTTGACTCATGCGACTTTCTCCAATATCGAACACCAGTCCATTGAGTTCTTGAACTACTGTCTGACACCTTACCTCAAAGCATTTGAGGAAGCTGCATATTCAGATTTGCTGAATGAAACAGAACAGGAATCTTATACCACCTCATTTGATACCACTTACTTTGAGCGTGGAGACAGAGCCTCAAGATTTGCTTCCTACAATACCGGCATTCAGAACGGCATTTACTCAGCAAATGAAGTCAGAGCAATGGAAGATATGGCTCCTCGTGAGGGTGGAGACGTTTATCTGACACCATTAAACATGGTCCCATCTGGGGATAATTCCAATATTGATAACAAGCAGGAAGAAGCTAAAGAAGAGGACGAAAAGAATGGAACCAAATGAGTTTAAACAGGAAAAATTAACCAGAAGCTTCTCTTTTGCTTCTGAATTAAAAGAGGATGGTACTTTTAAGGGATATGCCTCTGTATTTGGCGCAATTGATTCCTACGGAACCAGCTGGGCTAAAGGCTGTTTTTTAGATACTTTAAGCGATTATCAGACTAAAAAGCGTGAAGTCCCAATGCTGTGGTCTCATGACTTTATGGAACCAATCGGCAAATACACCAAGCTTGAAGAAGATGAACATGGATTATATGCAGAAGGAAAGATCTTAACTGAGCTTCCTCGTGGAAATCAGATTTACAAGCTGATGAAAGAGGGAATTGTCACCGGTCTTAGTGTCTGTGTAGATATTGACGAATACGAGTTTGACAAGAAATCTGATTTGATTACTTTTACCAAGGTGAAGTTATATGAAATCTCTCCTTGTGTATGTCCTGCCGTGGATGAAGCAAGAATCGATGCCGTTCGCTCCTTTGATGTCAGAAAAACTGAGAATGCATTGAGATTCTGCGGATTAAGCCGTTCCATGGCTACCAAATACGCTTCTCTTATCTCAAAAGAGATGTCCAACACCAAAGATTTATCAAATGAGCCTTTAACCCGTAAGGCTGATTTAGAGTTTATCAACAACCTCATTAACAAAATTAAGTAGTCAGCGTGATGCTGACACTTCTGCGTGATGCTGTTTGAGTTAATGAAAAACTGACTATTTAATATTTTTTATCGAGGAAATTCAAAATGGATGAAGAGTTAAAGAAAAAACTTCAGGAACTTGCTTCAGAGGTTCAGAACCGCAATCAGCAGGTAGACAATCTAAACAAGTTACTGTCAGAAGCACAGGCTCGCAATGAGAATGCTGACAAGCAGATCTCAGAACTTCAGGCTAACCTTGATAAGCTTGCAGTACGTGTAAACCGCCCTACTGGAGCAGCTGTTAAGCCACAGGAAAAGGGCAGACTAGCTAGAGTTATGCGTTCTATTGGTTCAGGAAAAGAGGTTATTATTCGTTCTGATCCTGTTGGCGGTGAAGGCTCAGGTTCAGATGCTGGCTCAGGTGATACTCCAGCAGCAGAGAGCTATACTCCTGATTCAACCTCAACTCAGCCATTACTGGTATTACCTGAGTTTATGAAACAGATTATTCGTCAGGAAGATGCTACCACATTTGTCCGTAAGCTCTTTGACTGGAATACTGCTACTACTCCTGATCTCCGTGGCCGTATTGGTACTTCTATTGAAGCAAAGCATGTTGGTGAAGGCGATGAACGTTCAAAAACCAAAGGTGCTACCTTTACTGAAGTTAAACCAACCTGGTCACAGATTTACTGCAATCCAGAAGTTACAGCAGAGCTTTTACAGGATAGTAGCTATGATCTTGAGTCATGGTATATCAAAGAGACAGGTACAGCATTTGGTTTACTACTAGAAGAGGATGTAATGACAGGTTCAGGCTCTAATAATGAGTGCCTGGGCTTATTCTCAAGTGGTATGTCTACTGAAAAAGACGGTGATCGTGTTGTAACCAAGTTCCAAAAAATAGCCTGTGCAGCCAATGCTATCAACTTTGATGTTCTAAAGAGACTGATTGGTTCTGCAAAAGCTCGCTACCGTAACGGAGCTTCCTTCCTGGTAAATCATGATCTGTATCTTACTTTACAGACCTTGAAAGATGAGCAGGGGCGTTATATCTGGGAATCATCTGTAAAAGCTGGTGAACCTGATCTTTTACTGGGATACCCTGTATATGATTCTGAGTTTGTTCCTGCTGTTGCATCAGGTTCCTGTCCACTGGCTTTTGGTAACTTTAAGCTGGCATTAAAGGGTTATGACAGACCTCAGCTGAGATTTATCCGTGATGATATTACTCATAAGGGCTTTGTAAGCTTCTACACTGAAAAACGCGCCGGAGTAATGTTGCAGGATACTGCCTCAGTAAAATTCCTGGCAATCTCATAAAGTTCGTAATATAAATCCTATGTTAAAGAGGGGCATAATGCCCCTTTTTTTATCTTGGTTCTTTGTTTTTCAGGTTTATAAATATGCAATTTGCTACTTTAGATGACTTAAAACATCAGCTGAATATCGAGACAGATGTGGACTGTTCAGATGATGATCAGTTAAGAGACAGTAATTTAGAGCTGTATTTGGAAGCTGCAAAAGAAAGAATTGAGACTGTATTGAATCTTCATGTGGTTGAAAACTATCCGGAAGGAATTACGGATGATGAAAAAACTCAGTACATTCTTTATAACCACCAGATAAAGCTGGCCCATTTGATGATTGCAGCAGATTACTTTAACAATCGTGAGGAATCCGGTGCATCGAATCTGGTAATAATTCCAAATGGCGCCATGCGCATCCTTACCTCAATAAGGAGGTGGAATGCATGAGTATCTCAGTTCCTTTTGCGGGTGAATTGAAACACAGAATTTCTCTTTTCAGAAGAGTAGATCTGCCATCTGCTGATTATTCTGCTCAACAGATTGATTCCCATATCTGGACTGGCAGAGCCAAGGTAGAACCTACAGGCTCCAACTATAGGGATGACGCTCAGATTGATAACAGACCCACTCACAGAATTTGGATTAGATCTATCTCCGGAAAAACGGATCCTTTCTCTATTTCACACGGTGTAATTATCAAATTTAAAACTCAGATGTTGCGACCTACACGGGTTACGGATGCAAACGGACAGGGTAAATGGACTGTAATCGAAGCGATGGAACTTGGTTCATATAGAACAGAGGGAAATGTTTCCTCGGTGACTCTTGCAGATGAGGTGCTTGGATGAGTGGTATTCCAATCTATGTAAATGTTCAGCTCCCAAAAGGCTTAAATCCTAAAGATTATGATCGCAAAGTTGTAATGAGTGGTATTACAAAAGCTGCAAGAGGAGTTCAGAAGCTTTCTAAAAGTCTTTTGAACAAGCGAGGTGCTCCTTCTCAGCCTAATGAATATCCAAAAAGAGTTAGCGGAAACATGTGGAGACATGTCAAGGTGCATAAATCCACACGTAAAGACAGATTATGGGCAAGAGTTGAGATCGATTCCTTTAAGGATAAGTCGTTCTGGTATCCGGCTGTTCTTTTTTATGGTTCTGACAAACGTAATCTGAAGCCAAGGTTAGATGCTGTATGGGATGCACAAGCAAAGCTTGAAAAGGAATCTACAACCCTGATAGAGAATGCGTTGCAGAAAGGTTTAAAGGGGTGGTTCTAAATGGATGTTTCTTCTACTATCAAAGCATTACGTCAGCGTTGTTCCAGCTTTGGAGGCAGGGTTTTCGGTTCTGCTCAGATGGCTGCTATGGATTTAGAAGCCATTCATCCTGAAGAACATCCATCGGCATATGTAGCCTGTATTAGAGAAGATGCTATGGATGTTACTGTTACTGAAAACAGTTACAGGCAGGAAGTATCTGCTACGGTTGCAGTATACATTCTAGTAGCCAATCAGGATGATAGAGCACAGACTTCAGCAGCAAAAGCAGAACAGCTTAAAGAGGAAATTTTTAAGGCTATTTTGGGCTGGGCTCCAAGTGATGATCCTAACTCCATCTATATCTATGAAGAAATGCAGATTTTTGTCAATAATCGTGCGTTCTTAGGTATTCAGCTGAACTTTTCAATTATTTATGCTCTCGGCCCCGATGATACACGTATTCCAGACCAGCAAGCAGAAGACTTCGGTAATTTTGACACACTGAATATGAGTGTAGACAAAATAGAAACTCCTCCTGGAGCTCCAGATGGCCGAGAGGATGCCCGAGTCGTGATTGAACATTTATATGGTGATTCAGAAACCTCTGAATCTGAAAATTCTTAATCCGCGTATGCGGTTTTATATGGAGACGGAAAGATGACTGTTAGTTTTAATAACATTCCTTCATCAATTTATACTCCGCTGTTCTATGCGGAAATGGATAATTCAGCTGCGAATACCGCAACCGGAGAGAAACGCTCTCTGTTAATCGGGTTAAAGTCTGCGGATGGAATTGCACAGATCAATAAACCAATGCTGGTATCAACAGCATCAAAAGCAAAAACTCTTTTCGGTGCTGGTTCTCAGCTGGCATTAATGGTTGCAGCATATCGCAATCAGGATTCAACAGGAGAACTGTGGGTAGTCTGTCAGGAAGTATCTGACGATGAGAATGATAATACAAAGATCATTGGCACTAAAGCTACTGGTAATGTAACAATTACCGGAACATCAACTGCAGCAGGAACAATTGCATTTTATATTGGTTCTACCAAAGTTGCGGTTAATATTGCGCTTGGTGCTTCTCCAACCTCAATAGCTAGTTCCCTGGCTAGAGAGATTAATGCAAAAAGTGACATTCCTGTAACAGCTGCAGTAGATCAGACAGATGCAAATATTGTTAATCTGATCTCAAAGGGCTTCGGTGCATATGCCAATGATATCAAAATCGGTCTAAATCTTAAGTCAGCTGTTGGTGGTGAAGAAACTCCTGCAGGAATTGAGATTGCTCTTACTCAGCTGAGTGGCGGTACCGGTGTTGTAGATTATGAACAGGCTTTTGGCTGTCTTGGTGATGAAACTTATACGTTTGTTGGTATCGGTGATAATGATACCACTTCATTAGACGTCGTAAAGACAGAGTTCAATGATGCATCTGGTCGCTGGTCATACGCAAAGATGCAGTACGGACAAGTCTTTACTGCAAAACGTGGTGATGATAATTCCCTTGTAACCTTTGGTAAAACAAGAAACGATCAGCATGCTACCATTTTTGGTGTAGAAAATGCTCATCCAAATCCTGTATGGGAAATTTCCGCAGCTGCTACCGGACGTGAGGCAGTCTATATTGCTATTGATCCTGCCCGTCCTACTCAGACTGGACCTCTGGTCGGCATAGACTATCCAGAGATTGAGAATAGATTCAATATGCAGGAACGTAATACTCTGCTGCATAACGGTATTGCGACTCTGTATGTATCTGGTGGCTATACTCGCATCGAGCGAGCAGTTACAACGTATCAGAAAAACCTGTTTGGTGATACTGATAACAGTTACCTTGATTCAGAAACCTTATTTACTCTGGCTGAAATTACAACTCGTTTAAAGACAGCTATTACCTCTAAATATCCTCGTCATAAATTGGCTAATGACGGCACTCGCTTTGGTGCTGGACAGGCAATTGTTACCCCTAATGTAATTAAGGCGGAGTTAATTGCTCAATACAAGCTTATGGAAACAGAGGGACTGGTGGAGAATTCAGATTTATTTGCCAAGTATCTGATTGTAGAAAGAGATGCTAATGATCCTAACCGTGTAAATGTTCTGCTGCCTCCTGATTTGGTAAATCAGCTAAGAGTATTTGCACTGTTGAATCAGTTCAGACTTCAGTATAGAGAAACAGACTAAGAGGAATAAAAAATGTCTAATACACATAGAGAAGCGGGTACCTGCTATATCAAGGTTGATGGAGTTCAGCTTGAGGTGGTTGGTAATATGGAAGTTCCCCTGAATACTTCTGTTAAGGAAGATATTCTGTCAACTCAGGGGCTAGTTGGTTATAAAGAGACAAAAAGAGCTCCTTACGTAAAGCTTGATGCTGTTTTTACTAAGGATTTCCCTTTCAGAAGTCTTGAAAAAAACGACAATATGACTATTACAGCTGAATTTGCTGGTGGTCAGGTATACGTTCTGAGCAGAGCCTGGTTACATGGCGAGAATAATATCAGTGGTTCCGAGGGAACTGTTTCGCTTGAGTTCCACGGAAGAGATGGAGGATTTAACTAATGGCAAAGAAGGGCAATTTAGTTGAGCTTGATGATGCTCGTTTTCCAGAAGAAATGGAAGCTGCAGATGAGCTTGAAATTGAATTGTCCTCTCCAATTTCCCATGGAGAGGAAGAAATTACAAAGCTTTCTATCAGAAAACCTACTGTAGAGGATATCTGCCGCACAGGTATGCTGTTACAGTCAGACACTTCCGGCAAGATTAGTATTGATATGAATATTGGCCGTAAATATCTGATTAGACTTTCAAACCAGCCAAATTCAGTCATTAATAAAATGACACCTCATGACTTTGTTTTTGCCGTAAATAGTCTTGTGCGTTTTTTCGCATAATCGACAGTTTCAATTCAAAAGATGCACTTATCGAATGGGTTTATGAAATGGCCTACTGCTGGCATATGAACCCATTTGAGCTTAAGTGTAAATCTCTTGATGAACTTGTCGAACTTTCAGTGCAGACTTCGCATATATATCAGTTAATTAAGGATTCCAGAGGACAGTAACCATGGCTAAGACCGTTCATTCTAAAGTAGTTTTGAGCGCCAAGGATGACGTATCTCCTACTTTAGGAAATCTTCAGAAAAAGTTTAAGTCTTTTTCCAGGGCTGCTCAGTCTGTTGGATCAAAATTAAAAAGCTTATCTGCCATTACTTTTGCTCCAATAGCTGGCGGATTAGCTTCTGCTGTAGCTGCTGCTAAGTCTGCTATTTTTGCCTTTGCTGATTATGGTTCATCTGTGGATGACACAGCGAGATCTCTGAGTATTGCATCTGATTCTCTTCAGGCTTTTCGTTATGCTGCTTCATTGGGAGGTTCAAGCGCCGGAGAAATGGACTCTGCTATAGCCGTGCTGAATAAGAATATGGCGAATATGGCTGCCGGCTCAAATAAGAATTTAGCAAAACTTATGGATGATTTAGGTATCTCCATGAAAGATGCCAACGGTAGAATGAAAACTGCCGCCGAGCTGATTCCTGAGATTGCTGACAGTATTAAGTCACAGTCGAATGCAACTCAGAAAGCTTATATCGCTACTCAGTTTTTTGGACGTTCAGGACAGAATCTTATTAAAACATTATCTGACGGTTCTGATGGCTTAATACAGGCAAGAGAAGAGGCTGAAAAATACGGTGTTGTCCTAGGTAAGGATGATGTTGCATACACAGCTCTATTTAGTGACTCTCTGACTCGTACACGTTATGCTGTGCAGGGCGTTCAGTTTGCAATTGGACGTCAGTTACTTCCAGTGATGCAGCCAATGCTGGATGGAATGAATGACTGGATTGCTAACAACAGGGAATGGATAGCCTCAGCAATAACCGAAGCTATTATTGATTTTTCAAAGTCTCTTGAAAAAATAGATTTTAAAGCAGTAATCACCGGAGCAGTAAATTTTACCAAGTCATGTGTTAACCTTTTTACCGCTATGGGCGGATTAAAAACTGTTGCTATTGCTATAGGTGCTTTATTTGTTGGAAAGGTTGCGATTGGCATAGTATCAACTGTTTCAGCATTTTCAACCATGATTAAAGTCTTATGGCCACTTACTAAAGCTGTATGGGCTTTTAATGCTGCTATGCTGGCTAATCCGGTTACATGGATTGTGCTGGGAATAGTTGCTGCAGTGGCAGCATTAGGCGGTGCAATCTACTACATCTACAACAACTGGGATTCTCTGGTTGCATGGTTTACAGATTTATGGGAGCAGATAAAGGATGTTTTTAGTTCCTTTTGGGAATGGTATAAAGACTATTGGTCAGGTGTAGCGAATATTGCTATTTCTCTGTTCGATGGATTTGTAACATTTTTTACTGATACCATACCAGACTCAATTAAGAAAGCCTGGGAAGGACTGAAAACTTGGTTTTTAGATCTTATCGAAAGTATGCTGGGCCCTGCAAAAGGGATCATCGATACCATATCAAGTGTAACAGGTACGGTTACATCGGGGGTATCAAAAGCATGGGATAGTGTTACAGGTTTCTTCGGTGGTTCAGATAACTCAGACCAGGTTCAGAGAGCAGTGGCCAGCCCTCTCAGAGGAGCTTTGCCTACTCTTGTAGGGGAGTCTCGTTTTAATGGAGCCATGGAAATTCGTTTACATACTGATCCTGGCACTACTGCAGAAGTAACCGAACAGCGTTCTGATAATTATGCTATGAGAATGAATGTAAAACAGGACACAGGAAGGAGTCGTTAAATGTTTGATGATTTAAGACAGGCTTCATATCAGAACATTGTTTTTCACGTTTCTGCCTCAGAATTTAATTTTGGGCGCAGAACCGTGCTCCATGAATTCCCTCAGCGTGACAAGCCTTTTGTTGAAGATCTTGGTAAGGCTACAAGAAAATTTACATTTACGGCCTTTATTGTCGGTTCAGATTATGTAACCAGGGCAAAGCGATTTGTCGAAGTTCTTGAAACTAATCCTGGAGAAACTGGAGGAGATCTCGTTCATCCTTGGCTCGGTAGACTTAAAGTCTTTCCTGTTGATACTCCAGTTATTCAATGGAATATAGCAAAACGAATTGCTACTTTAACATTGAATTTTGTTGAAGCAGGTGAGCTTCTATATCCAAAGATAGTAACTTCATGGGTAAACTCGCTCTTTGAATCAGCAAATAATCTTTATAAAGATATTCTAGGAGATTATGATCCGGAATCGATTACAGAATATGTAACAGAAGTTGCTGAAATTGCAAACGGTGCCCTAGGAACATTATCTGACACAAATTTTATAAAGCTGTTGGGTATGGGGCCTACGGTGAATAATTTCTCTGTCGAAATGGCATCTTTACTGCTTGATAAGGATAAGTTAAAAGACAGAATAATTACTGATTTGGGAATTGCCAGTCTTGCGGCTTCATCACGTGACTGGAAGTCTATATCCTCTTCATCTGCATCAGCACGTGACAAAATGATCTCTACTGTTGCTGCAGTAACCTCTTTAACTGCATATTCTTCAACTAAGACATCATCGATAACAAATGCAAGTGCCTCTATTGAGAAAGCCTTCAGATTAACGATGTTAGGAAATGCCGTAGCAAGTACAGCTTATATTGGAACAGACTACGACCAGAACCTTGAAGGAACACAGGTAGCTCCATTTGCTGAGGATGTTCTTCGAATCAGGGATGATCTTTTAAATTCTCTTGATAATGAAATGCTGTTAGGTGGTATCGATGACGATGATACGTACAGCACACTAGCAGATGCACGCTACAGTGTATATAACCATCTGAGCGAGCTTGCGTCAGATTTAGGCTCTGTTGAAGAAATTAAAATCGATGAGTCGACTTCATCCTTAGCTCTTGCCTACGACAGGTATGGAGATGCTTCTCGTGATTTAGAAATTGTTCAGAGAAACAATATCGCCAATCCTTTGTTTTTACCTACAGAAACATTAAAAGTGTCCTCAAAATAAAGCTTGTTCAGAGCTATACTTAAGATAAGTAGAGGATATTGCTATGAAGAAAGTTTTAGTTCTGATTGTTTCAATGCTTGTTTGCTGTTCTGGGGCTTATGCTAAATACTGTCCTGATTTGGCATGTGTATATGAAGCAACTCAGCAAGACAAGTTAGAGTACGAAAGAAAATACGGGGAAAAATTTGTAGATAACAGACCTGCTCCAAATACCGGTTCCGAACATGTCGAGTATGATATTATTCATAAAGATGGAACAAAGGAACATTGTTATCAGACAATGGCTGTTTTCCCAATACAGTGTCATTAACTGATATTCATTACTATGGAGACCGCTTTTTATAGGCGGTTTTTTTATGCCTGAAAATAAAGTAAAACTCGTAATCGATAATAAAATCAATGAGGGATGGGAGAGCGTTTCCATCGTCTGTGATTTAAATTCTATTGCAAGAGCTTTTCAGCTGGGTATTACTTTTGATAAACCAAACGGATTTTCATTATGGGATTATAAAGTTGGGAAGCCTGTACAGCTTTGTATCGATGACGAATTAATTCTGACAGGATATATTGATCAGACTCCTGTCATGTACGATGCTCATCAACGTACTGTAACTATTGTCGGCAGAAGTAAAACTGCAGATTTAATTGACTGCTGTCCATATCCTTCGGATGAAGAGATTGCAAAAATCTCAACTAGAAATAAATGGTGGAAGTACAGAATACACCCATCTGGGATGGTTGTTTCTCCTGCGCAGAAAACTGCTCGAAACTGGCATAACGAGCAAATTGAAAAAATTATTGCTACTCTGATTGCTCCATATGATATTCGCCTAATCAGTCAGGTAAATTCCCAGGAGAAGAAGAACAATTTCAGTATTACCCCTACAGATAAGATCATTGATTCTATAAGAAATCTTGTTAAAAACAGAGATTTATTATTTACTGACGATGAAAATGGAGATTTGGTAATTGTAAAAAAACAGGAAACAGCTACCGTCAATACTCCAAGTCTTGTTCTAGGTGAGAATATTCTTAAGGCCTCAATTCCTTTTGACGGCACTAAACTCTATTCACATTATGGAGTTGTAGGACAGGATAAAGGCTCTAATTCCTCATATGGACTAAATGTCTGTAAGTCAAATAACGTTGTCCCCGGGGACAATCTTGTTGCAGATAGAGCTCGATATATTTATGAAAAAGCAAAAGGTCAAAGTAACAGTAAAACATGTGAGAAGGAAGCCTCAGGAAATAAACACTTTGCCAACAATCAGTTTTATAAGTCCACTTATACAGTTCAAGGATGGAGAAACGTCTTCGGAGAACTATGGAAAGTTAACACAATAGTTTCTGTTAAGGACGATTTTCTTGATAAAACCGGAAGTATGCCTTTCCTTATCCAAAAGGTCACTTTCTCCTTAACCAATGAATCAGGAATGACTACAGAACTTGAAGTGGTTCCTCCTGATGGGTATAGACCTCCAGAATCAACTGCAAAAGAAAATACTCAGAAGAACACTAATATCAACACTTCTAAAACAACAGCTTCTATTCAGGTAAATAAGAATCAGTATCAAACAAAATACTGGTCATAATGGAGTTGATATGCCAGACAGTGAAAGAATAGTAAGAGGAACTGTATCTCAGTCATCAGATCAGAATCTTAGAGAATTACAGGTTGAACTGCAGGATGATGAGGTCAGAGATAACCTCGAACATATGGAGCCTTACGGCTTTACCTCAGAACCTTTCCTTGATAAAAAGACGGATGCCGTCATTGTCTTTACTGATGATTCAAGAGAACTTGGTTTGGTACTTTGTGTAGCTGACAGACGTTACCGACTCAAAGCTCTTAAAAAGGGTGAGGTGGCGATGTATGACGACCTTGGCCGTAAGATTTATTTACGCCGTGAAGGCATTCTCATTGACGGAGCTTCGTCCAAGATTGATATTCAAACCAGTGCGGTTGTAAATATCAATGCGTCTGCTAGTGTGAACGTCACAACCGGAAGCGTGAACATAAATGCATCTGAGACTACTATCAGCGGTCATGTCACCATTCAAGGCGGTCTTAATGTCAGCGGTGGTGAAGGTGCTCAAGTATATGGTGCAATTGCAGCTTCAGGAGATATTACTGCAGGTACTATCAGTGTGCAGAAGCATGTTCACGGTGGAGTGCAGGCAGGCGGTAGCAACACAAGCACTCCACAATAAACGTAAATTTTCAATAAAACGATAAACGAGATTGAAAAGGCTGGGTATCTTGTAACCATAGAATCTCTAAAATTCTTTGCTCTAAAAATTCTAAGGATGGCTGCAGAAGTATTAAACATATGATTATAGTTTCGTCTTTAAGCAAGCGCCCTGTATTTAGATACAGGAACCGTACATGGATACGGCAGGAACAACCTGTAGAAGCTGATGGCCACTCGATAACAACGAGTGGCTTTTCTATTTCTGAGGACCAACTTACAGACCTGACAGCTGATGTAGGTGTCGTCTGTTATGGAGCTGTTATCGATAACACTCCAACAGTGTTTGATTTTTCATCTATGCACCTTTGCCCGTGTCAACTTAAAAGAGTAAGGATGATACTGAAATGAAAATGTATTTCAATGGCACTCTTCTTGATAATTCAAAGCTTTCTCAGTTACAGCGAGCTGTTGTTATTTCTTTATTTACATGGCAGAGAGCCGAGCAATCAGATCATTATGATGGATTGTCCCAATACGGATGGTGGGGAGATACGTTTGCAGAAAATCCAAATGATCGGATTGGTTCAAAGCTATATCAGCTTTTCAGAAGAAAGCTGACAGGAGAAGTTCTCCTTGAAGCTCAGGAAATGTGTGAAAGCGCTTTGCAATGGTTAGTGGATGATGGCAAGGTCCATAAGGTTGAGGTTGTTTGTGAGCGCGCTGGGATTAACCAGCTTACTGTAACCGTTAATCTTTACATAAATAACAGCAGCAACATTTTCAAGTTTACGGAGATATAAGATGAGTTCACCTTTAAGACCTAGCTTGGCCAAAATCATAGATCGCATTACCAACGATGCAAAATCCCGCTACAACAAAGAATTTTTGAGGCGCTCTGATGTTAATGTGGCCATACGTGTAATAGCAGGTGCATCGCACGAAATCTACAGTGCCATTGAGTATGGCAGGAAACAGCTTTTTACAGAGACAGCTGAAACCTCCTATCTGGAAAGAAGAGGAAGATTATTTGATATTTATCGTAAGCCAGCTACTTATGCAACTGGAACTGTTCAATTTAACTGGGAAAATCCAGTTGTACTTGATACAGGAACCTTACTGCAGGATACTGAAGGCCATCAGTTCGAGACAACTTCTGCCGTCACATCGTCAGGTGCAGCTTCAATCCGTGCCACTGTATCCGGAACAGAGGGCAATATCGAATCAGGAGTTGAATTAACGCTGGTATCTGCTATCTCCGGAGTATCAGGAGCCGTAACAACATCAGAAATTACAGGCGGAACTAATGCTGAAACAGATGATTCTTTAAGAGAAAGAATTTTGAATCGAACTCAAAAGCCTCCTCGTACTGGAACTGCAGAGGATTATATCGCCTGGTGCTTAGAGGTTTCTGGTGTAACCCGTGCGTGGTGTTATCCACGTGAAATGGGCACAGGAACTGTCACAGTTCGTATTATGTCTGACAATTTAACGCAGGACGGCTTCCCTACTGATGAACTATTATCTCAGGTTCAGACTTATCTTGCGTCCAAGGCTGATGTGTTGGCCACAATTTATGTAGAAAAACCTGTAGCACAGCCGGTAGATATCCGTCTTTCAGTTTTACCTGATAATACATCAATGCGCCAGCATGTGGAAGAAAGAATCAAAGAACTGTTTACGGATGAGGCAATTCCAGGTGGAACTATATATTTATCACATTTAAATGCTGCTATTTCTGAAGTTGTTGGAGAAGAAGATCATATTATCGTTTCTCCAGCGGAAGATATGGTTGCTCAGTCAAGTTCTCATATGCTTACAGTAGGAGCAGTAACATGGCAGGGAAATTAACTGGTTTTACTGTCTCTGAATATCAGAGCGCTTTAAAAAGCTTACTTCCACAAGGTCCTGCCTGGGAAGATGAACTCTCTGATTTAATGGTTGCCGTAATTGATCTTGCTTCAAGAGAATTTCAGCGAATAGATCACGATATATCACTGCTTATAGATGAATCAGACCCACGAACAGCCTCAGTAACAATATCGGATTGGTTTAAAGAGTGGGGTATCCCTAATGACTGTTTAAAGTCTCTGGCTAATACATCAGTAGAACAATGGAGACAGCTGTTAGTGACCAAGATTACAACCTTAGGCCTAACCTATACAGAACTACTCTCCATAATAGCTGAAATTACAGGTATTAGTTCGGTTTCTGCCAGTAGGGTGAAGCCGTTTACTGCAGCAAGCCGAGTAAATGAAAGATTGTATGGGCCAAAATGGGATCATGCTGTTTTAATTATTTCAGCATCAGGTACAACGATTAAATATTTTACAGCAAACAGTAGAGCTGATGAACGTCTAGCTAAATGGGGAAATGAGCTTTTTGAGTGTCTGGTTAAATCCGTTACTCCTGCTCACAAGGTTATTGTATTTCAGTATCAAAAAGAGGATAACATATAATGGAAACACGTTTATATGAAGCTGATGCATCAGAATCAGTTCCATCTCTTTCCACTTTAACTTCAGAAGGGTTTCCAACTGAGGGCGATCCTGAACTTGCGGTTCCTGCCACAAAAATAGGAGCAGCATGGTTCTACGCACTTGGTGAAGAAATTAGAAATGTAATCATCAAAGCCGGACTCACACCAACAAATGAAGGTGCAAATGCTCTCTCTCAGCTCGCCGAGGCGGTTCCAGTTATCGCTATTGACGCATACGACTCAAACAAGCCTTATATTGTTGACCGTGTAATCGGCCACAAAGGTAAATTATGGTTCTGTAAGCAAGCAAACAACAAACAGAACCCTGTGGAACCGGGCACCAACGCAAACGTATGGCAGCAGATTCAGACCGAGTCCGATGTGGTTACAGTTCCTGACGCAACTACAGAGATAAAGGGTAAAGCACAGCTGTGTGACAACATCGCTGATGAGCCTACCAATAAGACTAAGGCTGTTACTCCTCACGCTGTGGCTGTATATGTATCTTCCGGTGGACGTAAGGCAAATGATATTGGTATCGTAGGTCGTCAGGGCTTTGGTGTTGGATTCCCTGATGCTACTGAAGACGAGCTTGCTGCAATCGGTATGTCTCCTATGAATGGTACATACGACAAGACTTCAGATAATTACGGTAACTTTATGTCTGACAATGGCGGTCAGTTTGTTTACATCCCTCACCACTATATCCGTTATGGAGACCAGTCTGACCCTGACTACGATGTATACGGTGCCAACGTATTAAGCGTTAAGACACACGATGCATACAATTCAGAGGCTGAGGCTAATGCAGACGGTTATTTCTCTCTTAGAGCGTTCTATGATGGTTCTGAGAGTGTTAATCAGCCAGGATTCTTCATGCAGAAGTATGAGCCTAACGGCAAGACTCTAGACGGTGTCGTATACGCCTATGGTGACGGCTCAGCTCGTGGTATGGTTAATATTGACGCTCCTACCATGATGACCCGTGCCCGTAATCTAGGTTCTGATTACTTCGTAGCTTCTTGGTTCATGCACCAGGCTATGGATGCAATTACCTTACTGCAGGGACAGCACTCAACCGGTACCGCTAACTGTGCATGGTGGAAGTCAAGGGGTGGCGCTAACTATCCTACAAAAGGATGGAACGCTTCAACCCCAGCACTGTATTCACATAACGGACAGAAGAATGGTATCATGATGGCCGATGGCTTTACATGGGAGTTCTGCCTCGGTGTAACCACTCCTGGTACTTCCGGAACTCAGGGACAGACCGCAGTTACCAACAATAAGATTTACCTGTTAAAACCAACCGTTAAGATGAAAGACTTAACAAATGGCTTTGGTGGTTCTAAGGACGCATGGGGAACAGCTGCAAACTTACTTGAGAATTACAACGAGTTTGATACTACCGATCACTTTGCTATGACTACTAATAGAGCATGGTACTGGGGTAATGGTAACAATCAGATGTATATTTCTCCTGTAAGAAACGGCGAATTAGACGCCAACGCTCGCGACTCATTCATGCTGATTCCTAACAGTGAACAGTCCATCTCCTCATCACAAAATACTATGATGGGACCATGTTTGAGTTATACTAGTCCAGCTACGCAGTGTCTGGCTATGTATGTACACGGTGAAAACATTAACAGCGAGAGTACAGTACAAAATGTGTTTTCGCGTCTTTTCTATACTTGGCGTAC